AGATTTAGGATTAACTGATGCTGAAATAAAAGCATTAATAGGAGCATAATATGAGTAGTATTTTAAAAGTAGACCAACTTCAGGATTCAGGGGGGAATAATATTATTACTTCTGATGGAAGCGGTAATATAACGCAAAGTATAGCTGGTGCTAGTAATGCTTTTATGACAAACGGAATGAGTGGTAATGCTTCTGGTACTTTAGTTTTTAATAATGAAATTTTAGATGATGGTGGTAATTATAATACATCAAATGGAAGATACACAGCACCTAGTGATGGAAAATATATATTCTTTTTCCATGCTTTATCAGCAGGTTCTGGTTCAAATATATATTTTGAAGTTAATGGAAGTACACTTGGGGGAATGGGTGCGCAATGGGGTTATACTCATAGTGGTGCAGACCCAGATAAAATAACAGCTATATTAAATTTATCACAAAATGATTATGTAACAGCAGTTGCTCAATCAAGTGTTTTAGCAAGTTATATCTTTTTTGGGGGTGCAAAATTATATTAATGAAAATATCTTACGCACAATCATTAAAATCATTAACTAATAAAAGTTTTACTATTTATGGTGAAGATTTAGATAATATAGTTTGGCATGATGGAAACGCTGACAATATTACTAAAGAACAAATATTAACAAAACAAACAGAATTACAAACTGTTGAAGATGCTAAACCAGAAAATGTAAAAAAAGCCTCTGCTAAACAGAAGCTAAAAGATTTAGGATTGGACGACGCAGAAATAAAGCGTTGATAGGATAAATTATGGCGATAACTAGACTAGGTGGAGCGAATGCAATAACAGGGACAATACCAACAAGTGTTGCACCTGGACAAGGAAAGGTTTTGCAAGTTGTTACTGGAAGTCAAACTACCTTTCTTGAAACAACTTCAACTTCTTATAGTGATGTTATAAGTAAAGCTATAACTCCAATATCATCTTCAAGCACAATTTATGTTCATTTTAATACAAGAGTTTATATGCCAACATTAGGTATGGAACATAATATTAAATTTTTAAGAGATAGCACAACTTTAGAAACTTACAGAGGTGCTTGGCACACAGGAAGTGGAACAACAGCTAGGAGAGAAAGTTGGGAATACTACGACACAAGTCATGGAACAACTTCATCAATAACTTATAAAATTCAACAAGCAGCTGGAACAAGTAGTGCAGTTTCAATAAATCCAAATGGTGCTGCTGATGGTATTTATTATTTAACATTAATGGAGATAGCTTAATGATTTTAAAAGCAATATTAAAAATAAATCCTAACGCAGAAGTAGTCGTAAGAGATAATGATATAAATACTATTGAATGGCACAATGGAACACCAGAAATATCTAAAGCTGACATAGAAGCTAAAATGGCAGAACTACCTACTGCTGAAGAAGAAGCTACTGCAAAAGAAACAGATGCAGCTTCAGGTAAACAAAAACTCAAAGATCTAGGATTAACCGACGCCGAGATAAAAGCACTGACAGGAGCATAGACCATGTACTTCGGTGCAACGGCTTTCTCTGAAGCAGCCTTTGCTTCACAAGGCATTCCTCCATACGCATTCGTAGAAGTCAATGGATCACGGATCAATACTAATACAGGCACAGTTGGAGTTACCGCTGATGCTAATTTTGGTGTAACAGGAAACAGATCCAACATCTCAACAGGTACAGTTGGTATTGCAATCAATGTAGATGTTCCATTAACCGGTAATCGATTTAATTTAAACACAGGCACAGTTGGTATTACAGCTGATGCAAACGTTGGTGTTACAGGACAACGAGTTAATTTCACAGTTGGTAATGTAACTGTTACTGCTGATGCAAATGTCAGTGTAGATGGTAATCAAATTAGTATTACAACCGGTAACCCAACTATTGTTGCTAATGCATTAGTCGCTCTTACAGGATCAAGAGTTAATTTATCAATCGGTAATGCTGAGAGTAAAGTTAATATTACAGTTCCTGTTACTGGAAACAGAGCAAATGTATCTCTTGGTAATGTAACAACTACTGCTGCGGCAGTTGTTTTACCAGATGGATCACAAGCAAATATTGGTACAGGTGATGTCACCATTTCTGCTGATGCAAACTTCTCTGTTACTGGATCAAGAGCTAATTTAACAATTGGTAATGCAGTTGCTAAAGCAAATGCAGTGGTTAGTGTTACAGGAAAACAATCTAATCTTGCAACAGGAACAGTGACAATCACTGCTGCAGCAACCGCTTTACCTACAGGAAATCAGTTAAATGTTGGAACAACATCTGTTAATATCAAAAAATGGGATGGTATACTACCGGGCGCAACTCAGGTATGGACACCAGTTCAAACAAGTAGGAGCTCATAATGTTATTTGGATCAACGTCATTTTCAGCAGCACCTTTTTCAAGTCCTTTCATACAGGATTTAAACATAGCAGTAACAGGAAACAGATTAAATATTTCAGTGGGTAATACTACTATTGCTTTTCCTACAACAGTTACTGTAACTGGTAATCAAATAAACCTTGCAACTAACACGGTAGATGTGATAAACTGGAACCCGATAGTTCCAGGAACAACGGGTACCTGGGTACCTATTGACCCGAACAATCCGTAGGAGAAATATATGGCATCAAGTACGTCAAGTGATTTAAAACTAGAATTAATTACCACAGGGGAGAAATCAGGAACCTGGGGTACTATTACAAATACAAATTTACAGATTTTAGAACAAGCAGCTAGCGGTTATTTATCTTTAAGTGTAGCTAGTTCAGATGTTGCTTTATCTTTAGCTAATCATGCAACAGCAAACGGTAAAAATCTATATTATAAATTAACAGGAACTTTGGCTGCTAATAGAACAGTCACTATGCCTGATGGTGCTGAAAGAGTGTTTATTGTAGAAGATGCAACAGCAAGATCAGCATCTAATTATACACTAACAGTTAAAACAGTTTCAGGTACAGGAATTGCTTTACCTGTAGGTTCAACTACAGTTTTATATTCTGATGGAACAAACATTACAGGTAAACTACAGACTAAAGGATACTACACACCTTCAGCTACTTATACTACAGTTAATGGTGATCAGGTTTTGATAGATACTTCTGGGGGTGGTATTGGTACAGCTATTACAATTAATTTACCCGCATCCCCTGCAATAGGAAATGAGGTTACATTTATAGACAGTGGTAATAACCTTGCATCTAACAACTTAACAGTCGGAAGAAATGGATCAAATATAAATGGTGCAGGTAATGATCTAGTTGTTTCAACAAATGCTTCAGCTTTCACGTTAGTATATGTTAATGCAACGAGAGGCTGGGTATACAAAGATAAAATATAGGGGCTGAACTATGGCTCTTCTTGACTTTCAATTCGTTCCAGGAATTGATAAACAAAACACAACAGTAGGTGCTGAACAGCGTTGGGTAGATTGTGATAACGTACGATTTAGATATATGCTGCCAGAAAAAGTTGGTGGCTGGTCATCACTTATTACAGATACAATTGTTGGTGTTGCAAGACGTGAGTTTGCATTTGTAGATTTATCCGGTAACAGATATGTTGCTATCGGCACAGATAAATGTTTACTTATTTATTTTGAAGGTCAGTTATATGACATCACACCTGTTAAAACAGCTTTAACTAGTGCAACAATTGCAACTACATCTGGTTCTGCTATTTGTTCTGTAACTAAATCTGCTCATGGATTGGTAGCAGGTGACATCGTACAATTTAATAATGTAACTTTACCTGGTGGTACAGGTTATTCTGATTCTGACTTTGAAGATAAAAATTTTCAAGTAACTTCTGTTACATCTAGTTCTGTATTTACAGTTACACAAAGTTCTAATGCAACAGGAACGGTGTCTACAGGTGGTAGTATAGAATTAATTCCTTACGAGCCAGTAGGTCCTGCCGCACAATCATATGGTTATGGTTGGGGTACAGATACTTGGGGAACGGGAAACTGGGGAGAAGCATCATCTGCAGACGACATAACACTTGAACCAGGTCTTTGGTCATTAAGTAATTTTGGTCAGGTATTAGTTGCGACGATTGCAAACGGTAAAACATTTACATGGAACGCAGGTGCAACAAATGCTTTAACAATAAGAGCAGCTACATCTACATCTGGATTTGCAACTACAAACAATCCAACTGCAACAAGGGTAACATTAGTATCACCAACAACACGTCACTTAATTCATCTTGGAACAGAAACAACTATTGGTTCATCTGCAACACAAGATGATATGTTTATAAGATTTTCAGAACAAGAAGATATAAATGACTATACAGTAACTGCTATTAACTCTGCTGGTACACAAAGACTACAAGACGGTACTAAAATTATGGGTGCCTTAAAAGCAAAAGAAACTATTCTAGTTTGGACAGACAACGCTTTATACACCATGAAATTTATTGGTGCACCTTTTACATTTGGATTCGAACAAGTTGGTACTAACTGTGGATTGATTGGTAAAAATGCAGCGGTTGAAATAGATGGTGTAGCTTACTGGATGTCTACTAACGGTTTCTTTGCATTTGATGGTACAGTTAAATCTCTACCATGTACTGTTGAAGATTATGTCTATGATCAAGCAGACACTACAAAAGGACAACAGGTTTATGCGGGTTTAAATAATCAGTACACAGAAGTGACTTGGTATTATCCATCAACAAATTCAGAATATAATGATCAGTATGTTGTATTTAATTATGGTGAAAGTGGCAAAATACCCGGAGGTGTTTGGTATATAGGAACAGAAGCTAGAACTACCTGGATCGATGCAACCGTGTATCCTAACCCTATTGCAACTAAATTTAATGATAGTGCGTCAGGGACATTTCCAGTCATTATTGGGGAATCAGGGCTCGGGCAGACTACATTATTCGAGCATGAGGTAGGTACTGATCAAGTTAATCCTGACGGTAGTACGACAACAGTTACCTCTTTTATACAGTCATATGACTATGATCTTCAACAGGCACAAAGAGGACAAACATATGCATTAGCTGGAGAAGTTTTTCTTGCGGTTAGAAGATTCATACCTGATTTTAAAGATCTTGCAGGTAATGCAAAAGTAACACTTGCAGTTAAAAGATATCCTTCAGATTCTCAAACAGCGACAGCCTTAAGTCCATTTACAATTACACCTTCTACTCAAAAAAAGGATACAAGAGCACGAGGAAGATTTGTTAATATAAAAATAGAAAATGATAGCGCATCAGAGTCTTGGAGATTTGGGACTATAAGATTAGATATTCAACCAGATGGAAGAAGATAATGGCTAAGATAGTAATAAGAATACCGGAACCAAAAGAAGAATATGATGTTTCAAACCAAAAACAAATTAATAGAGCTATTGCCTTAATTACAGAACAATTAAACTCTACATTTTTAGATGAACTTAAACAAGAAACAGAAAGATTTACTTGGTTTAAATCTTCGGGTAATAATAGTTAATGGCAAATATTTATAAAAATGCTAATTTTGACCTAAACTCAACATCTGTAATAGATGTTTATACATGTCCATCTAATTCTAGGGCTATAATACAGAATATACATGCGGCTAATGTAGGTGGCGGAAACACAGAAATAAAAGCTTTTTTATATGATAATTCAGCAACAACTGCTTTTCAATTTGCTGAACATACTGTAAACTCAGGGGATTCTAAGTCTATCTCTGACGGCTCAATTGTGTTAGAAGAGAATGATAAACTACAATTACAAGCTGCTACAGCAGATATATTCGAAGGCACTTGTGCAATATTAGAAATAAATAGGGATTAATTATGGCATTTACAGAAGAAGGCGAAGTAGCATACACAATAATCAATGGTAAAAAAGTACCGGTTGTGAAATGTGAAACAGAAGTAATATTAAGAAATACACAAACTAATTATGAGTACAACTCAGATAAAGAAGCAGAAGACGATATTGCTAACCCTGAAACAGATACTCAACAAGAACACATAACAAGATCATTAAAAATAAAAGTAGCAGCGATGCCACCGTTAGGTGCATCATCTGATGAGGACAAAGAAGAGTAATGGCATTAAGTGATTACGATAAACAGGTAAGGGAAGCAGGGTATAATTACATACCTAGAACTGAGTTTTTATTAAACCCTTTTAAAATACCTGAAAGCAAACCTATTGTAGATACAGAAACAGGAGGTATCCCTAGTTTGATTCCTAGAAATAGTGGAGGAAGTGGAGCACTACAAGCTGGCAACATAAACTATAATGATTTTTCAAGAGCTGGTTTTGATGCATATGCAAATAGACAACCTACACCATTAGTTGATGATCTGTATCAAAGTAAACTTGATAAAACTTTTATGGGTTTTCCAAGTTACGAACAACAACAATTAACAGGTCCAGATATGGGTGAGTATATTGCATCTGGTACAGATGTTCCATTAGAATTAACTACAGCAGGTAGAATACAACAAGGACTTGGTAGTGTTAAAGAAGGCATAGGAGGTCTTGTAGATAAAATGGGTGGTTTTGGTCCTGTAAGTGCTATTCTTAGTAGAATGGATAAATTTGATACATTACCTGAACTTGATCAACAATTTATAAAACAAAGCATGGGTTATAGAGGTCCAACAGTATTTGGTGAAAATACTGGAGGAGGATATGTAGATCCTTTTGGAGTAAATGTTAGGTCTGCATTTGGTAATTATGCAGAAAAAGTTAGAGATGATTTTAGTGGTCTTGAAGAAAGTCTAACAGGTAGATTAACAGATAAGTATGGAGCACAATTTAACCCTGCAACAGGATTGTTTGAAAGTGAGGATGAAGAAGCTGCAGCTTTAGCAAATAAAAACACTTCAATGATGAGAAAAAAATATGCTTTTAGAAAAAAACAATTAGAACAGCAGGCGTTTGATGAAGACATAGCTAGACAACAAGAGGCAGCAGCAGAAAAAGCTTATCAAGAAAGGGTTTCAAGAGAAGCGGATACTGCAGCTAGAGCAAGATCACAAAACCAAGCTGTTTATGAAAGTGCTGATAAACAAGGATTCACAAACCGTGATGGTGGTTTTAGTACCTCACGTGCAGATAGAGCAGGAACATCAGAAGGAAGTGGTCAGTTTTCTTCTAAATCAGGAAGAGGAAGAACAGGGTATTTAAGTGGTGGACTAGCAGATATGCTAGAGATATATGATTGATTATAGAACAAAAAGGCGATAAAAGGATAAAACTATGGCAATTTCAAGAATGAATATGGAAAGACAAATGCGGAATATGGGTGGCATTATGGGTCTCGAAGACCAGAGACAAGGATATTTTTTAGGTAAACT